TATTGATAAAATTAGTACCCTAAATAAAGAAGTAGACTCTCTAATAAACAAGAGAGCAGAATTCACAGTGGAGCTGAAAGGCGAAATTAACGAGAAATTTAAAGAAGCAAACCCAGCAGATCCAGAGCCAAAGGATGAGGAGGGGGAGAGAGCTTTGAATATTAAAGCAATGTCAAAGAGAGATAAAATCTCTTACATGGTAGGAAAAGGTGCTCGTGGCAAAACCTTAGATGCTACAGAAAAAAGAGCATTAGGAACATCACTAACAACTACAGCTGCTACATTTGTAGAAGCTACTGAACATGTAGATGGGGTTAATAATGCGGGAGTATTTATTCCAACAAGAATTATATTCGACTTATTAAGAGAAGAAGGCAAATTAAGCCCAATTTTAGCAGACATTAGTTTCTCTAATATCGCAGGGCTGACTCAATTCCCTTATAGAGAAGAAAGAACAAAAGCAAATGCTAAAGCAGAGGGAGAAGCTGGAGTAGATGGCCAAGTAAAATGGAATAAACTAGAGCTTACTAAAGGCTACTTGCAAACAATAATCGCAGTAACTGACGAAGTATTAGCACTAACAGACTTCGGTTTAGGTGAATACATTACAAGTCAATTACTAGAAGATATTAGCGAAGATTGGGTTGAGGACTTAATATATGGAACAGGCGACAACGAACATATCAAGGGAATCACAATCGGTGCAACAGCAGCAACAACAACTCCTTACTCTGGGGATGCAGGCGATGAAGTGCTAGATGCAATTATTGCTGGTATTAAAAAGAGTGTAGGCAAATTCCGTAGAGGAGCTAAAGTTTATGTAGCTCAAGATGTATATGATGAGATATTCTTTGCAGTAGATGATAATGGAAACTTCCGCTATCCAGTATTGAATAATGCTCAAGGCATCAGCTCAATAGGACCAATCAGAGTAGAACTAGACGAAAATCTAAAAGCAGGACAATTCTTAATTGGTAATGTAAACAAGTACTTTAAAGCTAACACTTTAATCAATCTAAGACTAGAAACAAACAGAATCGCACGCAGAGGTGTTACTGAATGGATCGCTAGTGAATTCTGTGCAACAGCACCATTTGTAGGAGCATTCATTCTAGGCACAAAAGAAGCATAGTAGGAGGATAGAATGGGAAGAAAAGTAGTAGGGCTTAAAAACGCCTTAAAAAACGTAGCTTCAAAAGAGGTAGAGGGAAACACTGTCGGCGAATTATTGCAAAATTTAGATCTTCAATATGCAGACGTTGCTTTCACTATAAATGTACTTAACAAAGCTGGTGGTGCTTTAAGCGGATCAACTATAGCACTTAAGACAGGGGATAGCCAAGACTCAGGGGATGCTGTATCCCCAACTTCGGGCTCAATTTATCCTGTGCATTATGGCTCATATAATTACGCAATATCAAAAGCAAACTATGAAACCGAAAAAGGTATCATAGTAATAGGTTATGATGTAGCTCGTGCAGGCGAAGCAAGTCTTGATGTGACATTATTAACCTTTGCTCAGGTAACTGTGGGAGTAAAGGACTCGGATGAGCAAGCAATAGACACTCCAACAATAGTAGTTAGAAAAGGGGCTACACCAGGATCTGGAGATGTAGTATCGGCAGTAAGTGATAAATATCCATGTCTAGTAGGCACTTATAATTATAATGTATCAAAAGCAGACTATGAAACTGAAATAGGTACTTTTGTGATTGCAAAGGCTGATTTAGAAACCGAAGTAGCACTGCCAATAGTGTTATTAACAGCAGCTATAGTAACCCTAGCAATAACAGATGCTGAGGGCCCTGTAGAGGGAACAACTAACGTAGTTAAAAAAGGTGCTGAAATAGGATCAGGAGAAGAAGTAACCGCAGAGGTGGATGGAACGTATAAACTTTTGGTAGGAGAGTATAATTATTCCGTAGCAAAAGACACATATACTACTAAAACCGGAACTTTTGAGATAGTAAAGGCTGAACTTGAAACAGCAAAAGAAGTAGCGGTACTAATAGTATCAGCAGCATAGAATAAAACATAAGAGGGGGTAGTTATGGCAACCAAAACGATATTAACCAACGAACAAGTAGCAAAAGCAATCTATGTGGATGCCGACTTTGACTCGGATATATTAGAGGGGTATGCTAAGGCAGCCTCCTCTCTTATTCGTAATAAAACCGGTTATGATTTTGCGGAGGATGAAGTTATAGAGCCTTTAGCAGTGCTATGTGCAGAATTATACATTAGGCAGATACACTTCGGCTCTGATGGATATAATAAAGAGCATGATTATAATATAGGGATATCAGGGCTATTAAAAACTTTGGAGGACATTGCTCATGCCAAAGATATTATTTAAGTATCCTATAAAAGATAAGCAGATCAAACTTTTCAGAGAAATAACATCGATAGTAACAGGCAACCAAGATAGGCTAACAAAAGCTTACGAGCACCCAGAGGGAACACACCTATGGGCGTATGTAAGACAACTCTCAGCCAATGAAAGACTACAAATGAACGCAGAGCAGGACCAAAGCGACATCGAGTTCGTAATAAACAAAAGACCTCTTGTAGCGGGAATGCTTATAGAGTTTAAAGATAAAACATATCAAATAGGAGCACCGGATAGCTTTGAATTTTATAATACCGAACTAAAGTTCCGAGCAAGCGAAGTAAGCCCAAGAACATACACATCGACAACCTATAAAGCATGGGGGGTGTAGAATTGAAACTATCAACAGTATTAGCTCTAATCAGTTCACAAATGGCAACAATACTAACAGGAGCAGGGCTAACGCAAGGGGAAACTCTTACTCAAGAAGCCCTAGTTACTTCCACAGCAACACTGTATTGGGATATAATGGCAAAAGGGCCGGTGGCGGGCAAAAAAGAAACCTATGTCACTTGGAATACTATAAGTGCAGATCCAATAGCACACACAGATAACAAAGTAAAAATGCGAGAAGCGTATGTAACTCTTGATATTTTTACAAGAAAACTAAGGACTGCAAGTTCAATATCAACCCTAATAACAAGCATAGAAACGCAAGTGTTAGCAAATGGGTGGGAGATGGAATTATCAGATCCAGCACAATATGAGCAAGATTTTAGAGTCACACACATATCGTTTGACCTATCTAAAAAGTTTACCAGTTAAGGAGGTAAAACATGGGATTTAAAAATTTAAGATTATGGCCGATTACAGCGGAAAGCGATGGCACCACAGGATACCCAACATATGGATCTATCCTAAAATTACAAGGAAACGATGATGCTGCCGATGACTTTAATGCTGTAAAGGTTAGTCTAACACCAATCAAAAAAACAAAGACATTATCTGCAGACGATTTAGAGAAAAACTTTGAGAAGTATGTAGGTTATGATATCGCATTGGAAGTGTTCCGAGCAGAAAGACAAGCAATTGCTCCAATACTAGGATATACCGAATATTCTAGCGGGACTTTAAAAGATATAAAAGAAGTAGTCAATTCTGCAACTAAAAAGAAATTTGGGATATTCTTTGAGGGAGCTACCGCAGATGGACTAGTATACCAAAAGTATTTATACAACGTAGAGTTCTCTGAGGCAGACTTTGAAACAGAAACTGATACCGGAGAGGGTGCAGGAACATTGAAATTAGTCGGTAGGGGATACCCTATTGTAGAAATAGCAGGCGGAGCCGAAGTAAAAGGATATACCGTATATGAGGGAAGCTCTGCATTTGTAGATGGCCCAGCAGAGACTATATATAAAGGCATACCAGCATAAAGGATAGGAGGTAAAACATGGGATTTAAGAATTTGAGATTGTTCCCAATTGACTCAACTAAAACAGGCACCGGAGGATACCCTTTTTATGACTCACCAATCAGACTACAAGGATCGGTAGCCGTAGGAGATCCAGCAGCACATCCGGAGGACTTTAATGCAGTAAAAGTAAGCATAACACCAACGATAAAAACAAGAGCACTAAATGCAGATAACAAAGAAAAGTTGGATGTAAAGTTTGTAGGGTATGAATTGGCATTAGAGATATTCAGAGTAGAGCCGCTAGCAGTAGCTCCTTTATTCGGATACACTAAAGACGCAAATGGGGATATAAAAGAAATAATCAATGCAACTAGAAAACAATTCGGAGTATACTTTGAGGGGGAAACTGCGGATGGGCTAAAATATCAAAAGTACTTATACAAAGTAGAATTTACAGATCCAGACTTTGAAACCGAAACTGATACCGGAGAGAGTGTAACAACGCTAAAATTAGCAGGAAATGGTTATGCAATCAAAGAGTCGGTAAGTGGGGAGCATGTAAAAGCATACACAGTATATGCAACAAGCAGCAATTGGAAAACAACAATTCCAACAGAGATGCTACAAAGCCCAACACCAGCAGAATAAAATAAAAGAAAGGAGTATTCATAAAATGTTATTTAAATTTAAAGACACATACCAAGTTAGTAATTCACTAGCAGTTTTCAATTACTACAAAAAACTAACAGGGAGAAGCCTAGAAAGAGATATCGCAAATATTGATAGGGTATCAAAAGTACTATCCAACCTAGACGCACATACCGAGCAAGAAATAAACGATGCATACGAAGTAGCGGATCCAACCGAGATACTTCAATACATTTACTACGCAATGAGATGTGCAGGAGAAAGTAAAGAGTTATCTCTTGATAAAGTGATAGAGGAAATAGATGTAGCTGATATAATAGATGGATCACTTCAAGAATTGATAACCAAGCTAGTAGAAGTAAAAAAAAAGACAATAATAAACAAGGGGTTTCTAAAAAAGAGATAGACGCTGATAAAGCAATCGCCTATGTCTTTACAAAGCTTGGAGTGGATACTCTATATTTAAATATCTGGAGCATGAATGATTTGTTTGAATTTTTAGATATGTATGTCGAGGGGGAGAAAGCAATCAATGCTCCACAGAAAAAAGACAAGGAATCAAGAGGGGAAACCCTATCAGATCCCGCAGATATAGCGAGGTTTTAAGATGCCGGAAGCATTAACAGCTTTTATAAATAAAAACTTAAAAACAATAAAAAAAATATCAATAGAGGCTATCAAAGAGCAAGTAGATAAAGAGAGCTACGACTTAGTCCATAACATCGCAAACAACTGTCCTGTAAGATATGGAAACCTAAAGAGATCCATAACATTCACTCGGAAAACAGGAAACAAAGATAGATATGGGTGGGTGGTGGAATTTGAGGGGTATGATCATAAAGGTAGACCTTTCTCAGTAATAGCAAGATCCTTAAACGCAGGAACTACAAGTGGACCAGTAATAATAGCACCTAGAAAGTTTATACGAAAAGCAGTAAGAAAACTGAAAGGTATGGATGATAGAATATTCAAATTATATTTAAGAAAAATGGACCAACTACCAAAACCTTAATGAAAGGAGGTTCCTATGGCAACTCAAGTAACTCGTAGTCTAAAAGAAATCAATGCAGAGATAAAAACCCTTGATACAAGTATTAAAGCACTAGAAAAAGACAATCGATCAATGGCAAGATCTATGCGATATGATGGGCAGAATACATCGCTAATAACTGAAAAGACAAGAGTCCTAAGAGATGCAATCGCACAGGCAGCCCAGAAAGTAAAAGCCCTACGACAAGCTCAAGCAGAGATGGCAAAATCTCCTCTAACCATGCAAACAACCAAAGAGTTCAACAACATGAATATAGAGATAGGTAAGACAATAGCCAAGATAAACCAATTCAAAGCGGAGCTGAAAAAAGCAGCGGAGATAAGATTTGCTAAGCTAGAAGAAAGCCTTAGAAAAGTCGGAGCAGCATCAACTAAAATAGTAGCTGGGGTAATCGCACTTGGAACAGCTTTTGCAATTACAGGGGATAAGATCCAAAAGGCGAGCTCAAGATTTAGAATAGCAACAGAGGACTTTCAAAGAGGAGCCTTTGTATTTCAAAGAGTAACAGGTAGCGTAGATAGCTATAGAGACTCACTAGAAAATGTAACAGTAGTAATGGCTCAGCTTGCCAGAGGAGCAGGGAGAGCAAAGCTAAACTTTGCAAGATTTGGCATGACAGCAGCAGATTTCGCAGGAAAAAGCCCCGCTGAATCACTTGATATAATTACAAGCAAGCTACAACAGATAGGCGATTCCAGCGACCGTACCAAGATGGCCACAATCCTACTTGGGGAGCAGGGGTTAGCACTTTCGCAAGTAGCAGGGCTAACAGCAAGTGAGCTCCAAAACCTAAATCAAATAATAGAGGATCAAGGGATCCTAACTCAAGAGGAAACAGAGCAAGCCGAGAAACTAAAAGAAGCATTCGATGCTCTAAAAATAGCATTCAAGAAAGTAATGGCGGAGTTGTCTGTAGCATTAGTACCAATGTTTGAAGCACTCTTAGGAGTAGCACAGCAAATAATACCCGT